GCTTCAGGCTGCGATTGAAGAAGCAACGCTTGATCTTATAGATGCTAAGGCAAGAAACTTGCATGAACTTGTAGATGTCTTGAATCACGATATTAGAAAGTATCGTAGAGCAATAAAGAAGCTTCAGGCGGGTGCATAATGTTTAGATCAACTTATGATCTTGAAAGATTAGATATCTTTAGGCACTTGAACGGAAGAAATTATCAGGTAGATAAAATTTCTTGGGCTGGCGGAGATAACTACAAGCTAAGTTGCATAGATGATAAAGATCAACCTGTAGATTTTATTGCTGATGTTCATACTCAATTTCAAGTTATCTATTCTCTAAAGGTTGCTGCTGATGTCTAAAGTTTTAGATAAACCTGAAACGAATTTTATTTTCTGTAAGCAATGCGGAATAATAATTTCTTATGAAGTCTGGTATAAACGAAAAGTTAGGAACAGAGATAATTGGGATCATTGCCGAGATTGCATAGCTACCCCAAAGAAAGTTGAAGTCTTTGTTCACCCAAGTTTAGGCAGAATCGCTTGTGTGCCTTATGTTGGTGAATTGAACGATCAATGGCAGCCGATCAACGCTGTAGGCGATCTTTATCTTCCAGGCGAAAGAATCTGCGGGCATAAGGATTGTGTAAATTCAGCTCATATTTTGAAGCCTGAACCTAAAACTGTTTCTGATGTTGATTTGCTGTTAGGGCTTATAGAGATTCAGGATTTCAGTAAAAGGGCTTCAGCGTAATACAGTTGGAAAACAATAAAAAACAGAAAATGGGCAAAATGAATAAAAGATATAAATATGAGGATTACGAAGTTATCTGGAAGCATAGTAAAGCTTCGGGAAATGATTTACTTCTGCTTCTATCGCTAGTCAAATATCGGCAACCTGCGGGGATGTATGCGACTAAGGAAACGATTGCGGGGCTTGTGTAATGCCGATACTGTTGATCGTTGTTTGAAACGCTTGAGAGATCTTCGGGAATTGACTTGGGATAAGGGTTCGGACATGTCTAGAAGGGCTAACCGCTACTATATTTTGCTTCCAGGTTTGGATCTTGATGCGAATAATACCCCCCTAATTTCACCCCGAAACACGCCCCTAAACTCACCCCGGAACTCAAGGGAAATATCCCCTGTTTCTCAAGGTGAATACCCCCGCAATATCACCCCCCTAAACATAAAAGAAACAGAAATAAAAGTTAAGCCAGAAATCAATGTTTTTGATGCTTCTAAGTTTGGGAAGTTACATTTGCGATCTTGTGATGTTTCTGCTTTACCGCCTTTGCTTGTGTTTGAGCTTCTTCAGGCTTTTGCTTCTAGTTATGAATGTAGTTCTGCTTATACCGAGAAAGTCAGGCTTGAACGCTGGTGGGCGTATTTGGATAAGGCTGCTTCGCAGTCTGAAGGGAAGAACTGATGTTGAATGAAATTTTTACTGAAGATTGTTTGGTAACTATGGATCGGATGCCTGATGGGTTTGTTGATTTGGTTGTTACTTCTCCGCCATACGATAATTTGAGAGTTTATAACGGCTATAGTTTTGATTTTGATTCTGTTGTTCAGGGCTTGTATCGGGTTTTGAAGGATGGTGGCGTTGTTGTTTGGGTTGTTGGTGATGCGACTTTGAAGGGATCTGAATCTGGGACTAGCTTTCGTCAGGCTTTAGGTTTTCTTGATGCGGGTTTTAGGTTGCATGACACAATGATTTGGCGGAAGACTAACCCTATGCCGAAGGTGAAGACTAAACGCTATTTTGATGTTTTTGAATATATGTTTGTTTTTAGTAAGGGGCAGCCGAAGTCTTTCAATCCGATTATGCAGGAAACGAAGTCTGGCGGTAAGGTTTATAACTCAACTGTGAAGAAGATTTCTACAGGTATGGAGAGAGTTCAGAAAACTTTTGTTTTGAATGGGGAGAGATTCAAGGACAATATTTGGGATTGTGCGGTTGCCCAGAATAAGACTTCTCATCCAGCGGTGTTCCCTGAAAAGTTAGTTTCTGATCATATTTTTTCTTGGTCTAACGAAGGGGATGTTGTTTACGATCCATTTATGGGTTCGGGGACTACTGCTTTAGCTGCTTTGAAGTTGAAAAGGAATTTTGTGGGTTCGGAGATTAGTGCCGAATATGTTGAGATCTGTAAAAAAAGAATAGAAAAGGAAACTGGATTATGGGATTAGTTTTTCCTTTGGATTATGGGGTTTGGCAAGCGGATGAACTTTTGGAACAGGTTTTTGCGATTATTTTGAACCCAGATCACAGTCTTGGGGATGAGTTCGTTGATTATGAATGAAATAGATTTTGAGGAACTTGTTGTTGGGTGTCTTCTTGTAAATCAGGGTTTGGGGATGGAACAGATTTCCCTTGTTGCTGATGATTTTGATGCTCCCTGGTTTGCTGATGCTTATGCGATTATGTCGGATCAGTTTGAGAAGAAAAGGTTCTTTGATGTTTTTACTGTTTGTGCGGAGATTGAGAATTCTTCTTCACGCCAGAGAGTTTATGATTCTGTTCAGTTTGCTTTTACTCCGCAGAATGTGCATAGCTATGCTTCTAAGGTTTTAGAAAAGAGTGTTGAACGCCAGTTAGGTTTGCTTGCTTTAGAGATGCAGAAGGGCGGGGATGTTCAGGAAAAGATTGATGCTGTTCGGGTGAAGTTGGATCAGTTGAAGGTTGTTCAATCTTTAGAGCTTCCAGATTTGCGGTGGGATTTGCAGATGATGCTAAACGATATTTTGAATCCGAAAAGAACTTTGACTACTTGCTTTGCGGGCTTGAACCGCATGATTGTTGGGTTGAAGCAGTCGGGGCTTTATGTGATTGGTGCTAGACCAGGCGTGGGTAAAACTGTTGTAGGGATGCAACTTGCTTGGGAACTTTCTCGGATGGAAGATGTTGTTTTCTTTTCGCTTGAAATGGATAAGGCTTCCCTGTTGAATCGTGTCGTTTCGGGAGAGTTAGGGATTCCTTTGGAGAGCATTGAACGGGGAACTTTGCTTCCAGAGTGGCAGGGGGCTATAGGTGATCTGATTCGGACTGTAGAGAATAAGCTGATTATTTCTGATCGTGGCGGGCAGACTATTCAACAGATTCGGGGTTATCTAAATGCGGTGATGCAACAGCGACCAGTAAAAGCTGTCTTCGTGGATTATTTGCAATTGATTCAGGCGGCTAACCCTAAGTCCCCGAAGTATGAACAGATTTCACAGATAAGCATGGATCTAAAGAATCTTGCTAAGGAGTTTGGTGTTCCTGTTGTTGCTTTAGCCCAGTTGAATAGGCGTATTGATGGGAAACCTGATGAACGACCAACTGCGGGAGATCTAAGGGATTCTGGTCAGATTGAACAGGATGCGGATGTAATTATTATGCTTTCTAGGAAGCAAAGTGAAGAAGATATTATTTTGGATAAAGATATCGCTGCGGGGCTTAGTCAGAAGCTTTATGCTTTCGGGCAGAAGTCTTTGATTACTTTAGATGTGGTCAAGAATAGGCATGGGGCTACAGGTTTCTTTGAAGCAAAGTTTGATGGCGAGTTCTCTAGAGTTAGGGAAGTGGCTGTTGCTTGAAAAATACTTTATTGAGCAAATCAGTTATGCGGAAGCAATGCAGATTGTTGTTGAGAAGCATTATCTTCATAGAAAAGCCCCCTGTTCTATAGCCTTCGGGTTATTTCACTTTGAAGACCCTTTGACTTGTTTAGGTGTCGTTGTTTATGGAACTCCCGCTTCTAGCTCGCTTCGTAAAGGTTTATGCGGGGAAGAACATGTAGAAAATGTTTATGAACTAACTAGGCTTTGGGTTGATGATACTGTTCCAAAAAATGGTGAGAGTTTTCTGATCGGGAATACTTTGCGAAAACTTGATAAAGAGATTATCGTTAGTTTTGCTGATACTGAACAAAACCATTTGGGGATTGTTTATCAGGCTACAAACTGGTTGTATACGGGCTTGAGTGCGAAGCGAACAGATTGGACTGTTGAAGGTATTGAGAAGCATGGGCATACTTGGGCAGATAAATATTCTGCAGTTGAGATGCGGGAACTGTTTGGAGATAGCTTTAGTTTGAAGCAAAGATCTAGAAAGCATAGATATATTTTTATCAATGCTAATAAAGGAAGAAAAAAGTATTTGCTGAAATTACTTAGATACAAGCTTGAACCTTATCCGAAGGCTGCTGTAAATGCAGGATAATCAAGTTGAATGTAGGCGTTGCGGTTTCGTTTGGACTGTCAATGCGGAGAAGCGGGGGCGGAAAGACCTTCTCTGTGCTTCTTGCCGAGTAAAGCCAGCGGTTATGATCCAGTATGGAAAACTCCGCTGTATTCCATTTCAGGGGGCGTTAGATCCAGAGCTGAATCCGATAGATGATGAAGGGGTTCTCGTTTATCCGGGTGAGAGAGTTTGCGGGCATAAAGATTGTGTGAATCCTGCACATATTGTCAGCGACATCCTATAGAATTATCGGGCAGTAAAGTTTCACTTAAACAAAATAATCAATCTATGAAAGAAGAAAAAGTATGGCTGTTGTAAAAGTTTCAGGTAAAGTTTCAAAAGTTTTCGGTGCAAGTAATCAGGGTTTGTCTTTGATTGAATCCTACAAGTCTGCGACTGGGGAAGACTATACGAGAGTTTGGTCTGTCTGGTTCGCTGTTTCACATAACCTTGTTGTAGATCAAGAAGTAACTCTTTTCGGGCAGCTCTCTGCGAAGATTGAAGACTTTGAAGATAAGACAGGGAAGCCAGGAAGAAAAGTAAAGCTTGATATCAATAATGCACAGGTGGATCAACCTGTAGCCCCTGTTGTTTCTGCTCCCTTCTAAATGAAAATTTGGTTACCAGGATATTTAGTTGGATTTCTTTTTCTAACTAATTCTCTAGTAACCACTCAACCCCTATCAGCAATAAATTTGTTGGTAGGGGTTTTCTTTTGGATTATGATTATAGGAATTTATTATGGCAAGAAGTGATTTCAGTTTTACTGTTTTTGGAACTGATCCAGCACCGCAAGGATCCAAGAAATATGTTGGAACTAGAAGAACCGCTGCGGGTAATAATATTCC